TAATTTTTGAAACTTTGTAACATCTTTTTCTTTATTTAATTTCTTTTTCTCTATTACTGTATCTCTATTATATCTCTATAATAATCTCTATAAGAGTGCGTGCGCGCGTATACTGATATTTAATGGATTATGCAAACATTTTTATATTTCTGTTATTATTTTTATATTATGCCATGGACATCAAGGAAATCAAAGGCATCCCGCATAAGCTCTATGATGATGAATCAGAGTTTAAAGTATTTAATCCCAATGAACAGATTGTTGGTAACTGGAGACATGGGGATGTGCATGATTGGGTATTAACTGATGATGGTTATGTATGTCAAGTTCTTGGTAAGAGCAAGCTTAATCATCCTGGCTATAAGACACCACGTACTTTGATTAGAACTATTTGTGGTTCTTTCATTGTTCAGCAAAAGACTCATAAGATACTTGGTGAACTTGGGGTTGCTGAGGATGTTTATGCATTTTCAGGAAATTATGATAGAATATACGATAGAGCAAAGAATCGTAAATTAAATACAAGACCGTTTTTATTCGCGAGCTATGTGGCTGCGGGGGATAATATTATTAGTGCTTACAAGAAAGCATACCCAAAAGCTAAGGATGAGGACTATATTAAGAAACAATCAACTTTTTTATTAAATAAAGAGGAAGTAAGGACTATGGTTAAAGATGAAATAAAGAAAATACTTGCTGATGAGGGTATATCTCCTGAATGGATTGTGGCAAAGTATAAGGATATTGCTGATTTGTCTGATAGAGACACTGATAAGCTTCGTTCACTTGAGGCTTTAGCTAAAATGGCTGGATTATTCGATACAGAGAAGAAACAAGAGCAATTAACAGTATTTCAAGGTTTTACGCCAGAACAAATGGAGGCAATATCAGGTGGAAAAAAAGCCGAACTCGTTGCGCACAAGGACAAAGAAGACTAAACATAGAGACCCTTGCGATGTTTGTGGGAAGGAGCTTTACTATAATAGCAAATATAGCCAAAGAGTTGGTTTATTTGACATGAAGTCCATAAAACACGATATTATTGGCTGGCAATGTCCGTATTGCAAGAGCGAATTTGATATTGACGATAATATTATGTATATTTATGGCCAAGATTACGTACAAGGAAAGAGTTAATGAAAATAATTTATAAATTTACAGCCATAGATGGAAAAACCGAACAGTCCTCTCTATCTCACTACGCTCTAAGTTATAGCGAATATCCTAATCCGTTTGTGGCTGGATATTGGACATACATTGGCTAAATTCGGTAGTAAATCAAAAGAGAGGCTTGCTAGTTGTGATGAAAAATTGCAAAAAATCTTTAACGAGGTAATTAAATACGTAGATTGTAGTGTTCTTGAAGGAAGTAGAGATGAAGAAAGGCAGAATAAGTTATATGAAGAAGGAAAAACTAAAGTTAAGTACCCAAACGGTAGACATAATCACTACCCTTCTCGTGCTGTTGATATTGTTCCTTATCCCATTGATTGGTCTGATAGGGAACGCTTTCATTTATTTGCGGGGTTTGTTTTAGGTATTGCGAGGTCTATGGGCATTAAGTTACGTTGGGGGGGCGATTGGAATATGAATTTTGAGGTGGATGATAATAAGTTTGATGATTTTCCACATTTTGAACTAAGGGAGTAAGATGGCATTTATTGATAAACTATTAGAAGGTGGTTCTCCATATGGTATGGAGATTGAAGAACCAAAAGGAGACGATAAAATTAATCGTTTGATTTTCGATAATTATATGCAAAGCATTGTTGAAAGTTTAGTTATGGGAACAATGGGAGGTGGCGCAGGAAAAGGAGCAGATGTTATAAGAAAGATTATGGCAAAAAATGCAAAGAGCCTTAGAAATTTAAAGTCGGGAACTGTTAAAGGTCAACAAACATTAAAACCTCAAGATAGACAACATCTTTCTGAGGAATGGCGCAAATGGGAAGAGTTGACTAAAGAAATATCAACAAAGAATCCTGATACTTTGGATGGGGCAGCTTCTTTTGGAATAACAATGGCACTTGGCCCTATATTGGCTGCTATGACTCAAGCCCCAAGATATAAAGGTTATGGAAAACTTGGAGGACTTCCAAATATAGGATTACCACCAAAACAAAGATAATGGCAAATTTAAAAGATATGATAATTGATTACATGAAACCAAAAGCACATGATGCAATTGATTATATAACTGATTTGTTTAAATCAAATGAACAAACAGAATTTGAAAATTTATTAAAAGATGCAGGAATAGTTTCAGATAGTAAGGAAGCTATGATTTTAAAATCGTATATGGAAAAAGCTAACATGCCCTACATAAAATCCTTTGAAGATGCATGGCCTGTTTTTAAAAAAGGGAAAAGAACTCAAGGTGAACCAGATACTTTAAATATTAGACCAGGAAATATTGATGATTTTATAGAAGAATTAGCTCACGCTATCCAATATAATCCAAGAATAAAAGATGGAGAATATAGGGATAGATTAGGTTCTGTCCGTGATAGTTTAAGATTTGAAGCTTATAGGCAAATGAAAGCTTATGGAGATTTGAGATATAAATATCCTGGCACTGTTGAACATCAGGCACATCAAGTGATAGCTCCATCTATTTGGGATGAATTTAGTGATGATTTTATAGAAAAATTTAAGTATAAACATAAATAATGGCAAATTTAAACCTTAATGGCAATGTATCCCAAAATGAGAAGGTTCTTGAGATGGCATACAAAGACCTTATTGTTTTCGGCAAACTATTCTCCCCTCAAGACTTTTTAGCATCATCAACACCAGATTTTCACAATGTAGTCGGCAAAAAACTTTTAGATAGAAAAAATCAACAATTGGCACTTGTATTGCCTCGTGACCACGCAAAGTCAACCTTAGCAGCAACGGCTGTATTACATAGGTTCTTATTTGCGAAAAAAGATAGCCCAGAATTTATCGCTTGGGTTGGCGAGGCACAAGACCAAGCAACAGATAACCTCAATTGGATTTCTAACCATATATATGAAAACCCTGCAATCCATTACTATTTCGGTGATATGGAAGGTGATAAGTGGACTAAAACCGAAATTGTATTGAAAAATAATTGTAGGCTCATAGCAAAGGGAACAGCACAAAGATTAAGGGGTAAAAAGCAATTATCAACAAGATATACTGGAATTATACTTGATGACTTTGAATCAGAGTTAAATACTAAAACTCCTGAAGCAAGGATGCATATTAAGAACTGGGTGACTGCTGCTGTGTATCCAGCTATTGATTTTGATAAAGGAGGTTCATTGTGGTGTAATGGAACTATTGTTCACTATGATTCTTTCTTAAATGGACTTGTTAAAGGATATAATGAAGCAAAAAATAATGGGGAGGAGTATTCTTGGGATGTTACTACATATAAAGCAATACTTGATGATGGAACTCCATTATGGCCTTCACGTTGGCCAATAAAGAAATTAGAAGAAAGAAAGCAGTTTTATATAGATTCTGGCACTCCATCTAAGTTTTACCAAGAATATATGAATCAAGCCAAGTCTCCTGAAGACCAAATCTTTGGTGAGGAGGATATAACTGATAATTTTTATAAAGGAAGTATTAAATTTAATCAAGAAGCAAATTCATGGTATTTAACATTAGATGATGGAAGGAAAGAATATGTCAATATTTATATCGGGGTTGACCCTGCTTCAACGCTTAGTGTTAGGAATGATTATAGTGTCATTATGGTTATTGGTGTTACCGCTGACTTTGATTATTATATTATTGAGTATTGGAGACAGCGAGTCCTCCCAATGGACTGCGCAGACGAGATATTTAAAATCGCTGAACGATACAACCCAATCAAGAGAATAAACATTGAAACCATATCATATCAGGAGATGCTTAGAGATTATGTTCATAAAAAGAGTAAAAGAGATGGAAAGTTCTTACCTGGGATTGAACAAGGAATTAAAGGTTATGGAAACCAAAAAAAGAAAGATAGACTGTTTGAAGGGCTACAACCTATGTTCAAGGCTGGGGCTGTTCATCTAAAGAAGAATATGCATGAGTTTATTGGTGAATTACTTGATTTTCCAAAAGGAAGTCATGATGATACAATTGATGCATTTTGGTTATCTACTCAATATGCAAGAGGAAATAAAAAGGCTGGAAAAGCTAAGAAAGTTAAAAATAATAAGAATGAATGGGAAAACCCTAAAAAAACATATAATTGGATTACAGGTTCACGTGTTTGATTATTATATAAAATTGTTATATATTATGCACTATGATAGAAACAGATAAAAGAGCAGAACATACAAAAGAACTATGGAGAAGGTGGTCTGATGCTAGAAAAGAGTGGGAAGACCATGCTCGTGAAGATATTGATTTCTATTTAGGTAACCAGTTTAGTGAAGCAGAGGCTGATGAACTTGCATCAAGAAATCAGTCAAGTATCCCTCTTGACAGGATATATTCAGCAATTGAGCAGTTTAAAGCAATCATAACTTCAAAGCCCCCAAAGTTTTCAGCTACACCAAGAGAAGATTCTGATAGTGATTTAGCAAGTGTATGGAAAACATTACTTGAATATGTTTGGAACATATCTGATGGTAATGAAGTATTTAAACAAACTATACATGATTATGCTGTGACGGGTCTTGGTTATTTTTATGCATATGTTGATAGAGAAGCTGATTATGGTAGAGGTGAAGTTAAATTTACATATGTTGACCCATTTAGAGTAGTAGTTGACCCAAATGCTAGAAGTAGATATTTCGATGATGCAACTGGAATGATGCTATCTACTATATTTACAAAGTTCCAATTACTTGATTTATATCCTCAATTGTCTGAAGAGCAAGAAGATGGTAAAATGATGATTGATTTAATTGAAGGTTATTCTGAAGATGAAACATATCCATCTCCTTTAAATGCAAGAACGAAAGGAAGCTTTACTCCTGATTACACAAAAGACTTCGATAAAGGAGAAGGGTCAGAGAAATATCAATTAATTGAACATTTTTCAAAAATTAAAGTTCCGTATTATAGAATACTCGATATGCAATCAGGTCAAGAAAGAATACTTGATTCACAGAATATGGAGAAGTTTTTACAAGACCCTAAAATAGCAAAAGCTATGGAACAGGGACTTATTGATGTTGTTGAAGTACAGCAAACAAGAATTAAATTGATATGCACTCTTGGGCAAATAGTTTTATATGAATATATTTTAAATACCGATAAGTATCCAATTGTTCCAGTTCCAAATATATGGACAAACACTCCATATCCAATGAGTGATGTAAGAAAGAATAAAGATTTTCAAAGATTTTTAAATAAAACAATGTCATTAATAACATCTCATGCACAAGCCTCATCAGGCCTTAAGCTATTAATACCTCAAGGAAGTGTTGATGATATTGAAGAATTAGAAAGAGATTGGGCAAATCCAAATGCAACGATTGAATATGACCCATCATTTGGTGAACCACATTTTCCCTCACCACAACCATTATCTAACTCTGTGATGCAATTACCACAACTTATTGAAAAGTATATTGATTTGAATATGGGTATATTTGAAATGATGCAAGGAAATACTGAAGTTGCACCAAAGACATCATCTGCAACAATGATGCTTGAAGATTTTGGTCAGAGAAGAAGTAAGTCTAAGTTAAGAGATATTGAAGGCTCTTTAAGAAGACTTGGTAAAGTTATATATAATCTTGCAAAAGAGCATTATACATATAAAAAAGTATTTAGAGTAGTTCAACCAAATAATGATATGAGTGAATATATGGTTAATCATTATAATGATAAATCCCAAGCAATTGGAGAGATGTTTAATGATTTAACTATCGGTCAATATGATATTGATATTATTGGTAATTCAACAATGCCATCAAATAGATGGGGAGAATGGTCAATTTATATGGAAGCTTATCAAGCAGGTTTAATTGATAGAACGGAAGCTTTAATGAAAACAGATATATTTGATAAAGAAGGGGTTTTACAAAGAATGGATATTGTACAACAATTACAACAACAATTACAGCAAGCACAAGAAGCTGTTAAAAACTTACAAGGTGATTTACAAACAGCCAATAGAGAGTCAGTCTCAGCAAGGAAACGTACAGAAGTTGAGAAATTCAAAACTGAGCTTAAATCACAAGAGTCTGAATCCAAGTCCGCTAATAGATTGGCGGTTGGAAAACTTGAACAAGCAGTTAAACTCGAAGCAGAGAAGTTACGTTTACGTAGCCAGTCTCAAGAAAAGCAAGAGAGATTGCAGAAAAAAGGAGAGTAAATGGATAACGCATTAGAAAATAACAATCTTGAAGAAGGTCAAGTTACTGATAATGTAGGGCAAGATGAAGCAACTCAGCAGCAAGAGTCTGGAAATGATTGGGAATCACAAGCTAAGTATTTTCAATCAGAGAAAGATAAACTTCACACTGAAAACCAAAAGTTAAAGCAATACGAGCAAGTTGGACAAATGCTGGAATCACGACCTGACATAGTTCAGGCAGTTAGCGGAATGCTACAAGGTGGTCAAACAGCACCAGAGCAACGTGTTGAATTATCTAAGGATGAGTTTGACCCTTGGGAAGCCTATAATGACCCATCGTCTAAGTCGTATCAATTTCGACAACAAGAGTTACAAGACACAATTAATAAAGCAGTTTCAAGCCAAGTTGGTGATGTGAAGAAAGAAGTTGGTATGACTAAACTTCAATCTGAGCTTGCTAATAAAGGATTAAATGCAGAGCAAATTGCATCGTTTATGGATTTTGCAAGCAAGAATCCTGCCGAATATGGTATTGATGGTGCTATTAATATGTGGCAAGCTGTAACTCAAGAATCTCAAGCAACTCAAAATAGCAATCCACTTGATGCAATTCGTCAAAATGTTAGTACACCACAACAAGCTGGTATATTAACAGGTCAAAGACCACAAAAATTGTCCGATAAGGATGAAGTATGGAAGGCAGTTTTGGGGGCTGATGATAACAAGAAGTTTTAATTAAATAATAAAGCCCTACTTGAAGGTATAGTAATACAGTTGATAGAGGGTTTAATTGGAGGATGACATGGCAGTAAATACTGGTGTTTTAAAAAGCACTGACATTACAAATGCTGCTACTAGTGTATCTGGTGAATCTACGCCAGACCAAAGACGATTATATGACTTTGGTGACAGAGTAGCAGAATTAAGTCCAGAAGAGTCTCCATTTTTTGTATATTTAAGTAAAATGTCAAAGGCATCTACCGCTGACCCTGTATTCAGGTTCTTAGAAAATAGGTCAAAAATCGATTGGACAACTAGAACTTTTCAATTAGCAGCTACAGTTGGTACAGTTACGGCTGGTACTCAATATGCATTTACTGTTGATGATTCAAGTTCTGGTAGTGCAACTGATGTTAATTGGCTTCAAAAAGGTATGGTGTTTGCGGTTAGAGTGTTAGATAATAGTGGTACAGTAGGTGTTGCATATGCAACAGTTAGAATAGATAGTGCTGTAACAGATACAGGTAGTGCAAATACGTTCACAGGACGTGTTATTTCGTTACCTCATTCTGATTTTAGTACAGGGTATAATGTTTTATCTGATGATGATGAATGCCAAGTTATTGGTACATCTTTTGAGGAAGGTTCAGGTTCTCCTGATACATGGTCTAGTCAATTAGATGATGATTATGGTTATACTCAAATATTCAAAACAGCCGCTGAAATGTCAAATACTGCAATTGCGACAAATCTTAGAGGATATGCAAATGAATGGCAACGAATCTGGAATCTTAAACTAAGAGAACATAAGGTAGATATAGAAAGAGCAATGCTTTTTGGACAGAGAGCAAGGCAAGATAGCATACAATACTCAGAAGGTATTGTAGGTCATATTGTACTTAATTCTGCTCCAAGTAATGCTGACGCTGATTTTTCTTATTCACCTGGTGTAGCATATAATAGAACTATGGCTGAAGGGGAATTTACATATGATAGATTATTATCTGATTTTGAAGTATTGTATGACCCTGCACGTGGTGGTTCTAGTGCAAAACTTGCATTAGCTGGTCTTCCTGTAATGAGTTTGTTTAACAAATTCGGAGCAGGTGGTTTAATAAAAGAAACCAACGATGCAAATACATATCAACAATATAATATTGACAAAGAATATGTTAATGGTTCTTATGGACATAAACTATTGGCTGTTAATACTATACATGGCGATTTAAATTTAGTTAAAGAACCTCTTTTTAGAGGTTTCTCTAAAGCGTTTATGTGTATTGTTGATATGGGTAAAGTTTCTTACAGACCTTTGGTCGGAAATGGTCTCAATCGTGATACTCATATTATAACCAATGTACAACAAGCTGATGAAGATTTACGTAAAGACATGATTCTAACAGAAGCAGGTCTTGAAATAACTCTTCCTGAGTCACATTGTTTATATAATTTTGAGACATTAACGTAAGGAGATTATAATGAGAAGCGATAGATTAAATTCAAATAGTGGTGATTATGGTGAAACTAATCAAAAAATTGTAAATATTAATGTTGCAACATATACTGTGTTAGCAGCTGATTCAGGAACAGTTTATGATTTAAATCTTGCAGCTGGAATAGCAATTACTCTCCCAGCAGCAAAACCTGGTTTAGTGTATGAGTTTCACATAGGCACTACTTTTACTGGTACTTTAACTATAACAGCTGCTTCAAGTGCAGATGTTTATCAAGGTGTTGTTGCAATACATGACAAAGACCATCTTGGAACTGTTAAAGCGTTAGATGAAGCTATAGATACTGATGGTTGGAATTTTCCAGCAGCAGCTGACTACATCTTAACAATGGATGCAGACACAGATGGAAGATTTATTGGTGGTATGATAAAATTCCAATGTATATCAGAATCTAAATGGGTTCTTAGTGGCGACACATTTGGTGATGGCACAGCAACTCATATCTTTAGTTAATTTACAGGTAATGAATAATCCAAAACAATAAGGATTGATAGTTTTGTAGAACTATGGGGGTTGTCGTATAAAGGGCAACTCCCGAATCTACTAAAAGACAATATAAAATTTAACAAGCCCATTCACGCACAGCCAGTGCTTAGGGCAGGAGGTAAATATGGCATCAGGTTTACATAAAAGAACAGTTCAAGAAGCTTTAAATGCTTCAATGGGTCAAGCAGGCGCTAAATTTATATCAGATAATGAAGAACACACAGGTAGTTTTGTAGCAATACAATGCATAGAAGATACAGTATTTGCAACTTTAACTCCATCTGATACAACATACGGATATGGTGTTGGTTCATATAATGGAAATACAATGGCATCTGAAACAATTCCTGCAGGAACAGTTATATATGGTAGATGGACTACTGTTGATTTAACTTCAGGATTAGTTATTGCATATGTAGGTTAAGTTATGTTAGGCTTAGGAAATAACTTATCTAAAGGTGGTTTAGCTTCACCTGGAATTGTAACAAGCAATCTCGTATTAAAACATAAATATGATGCAGGAGCAGTCGTACCTGTAAGTGATGGTGCTGCTTATTTTGATACTACTGATGATTATATAGCTGTAACGGAAACTACACTAAGTGTTCACGATACAGCCTATTCGTTTTCATTTTGGGTTAACTTAACAGATGTTGGTAGTTGGCAGCCAATATTTGGTGATGATGATGCTTTTTATAATTTCATAGCTATAGACCAAGAAAATGATAGACTGGTGATTGAGGGAAATTCTGATGGTGATAATATGCAATGGAATACTCTTAATTCTGGCACTGCTCTTACATTAAGACAATGGTATCATTTTGCTGTGTGTTTAAATGGTTCTGGTTCTGCAACTGCTTATCAAAATGGTGTTGCAATGCAGCTAACTGATGATACTATAGGAACTGATTTAACCTTTAAATATATAGGAAAAGGTTCAAATTATTTTTTAGGTGGATATTTATGTAATGTTGCTTATTGGTCTAGTCAATTAACTCAAGCACAAGTCAAGTCTATTATGTGGAAAAACTATGCAGGTTTATCTACAAGTGAAAAAACAAGTTTAGTATCATGGTGGAATTTAGATAGTAGTTTTAGTGGAAGCGTTACTAATGATGAATTGCTTGTTTATGATAATCATTATAATGCAGGAACAGATATTTTAGGAGATAATGTTTTATTAGATGGAACTTTCACTGAAGATGTTGGAGAAAGCGCTTCAGGAACATATTGGACTACTGGTGCAGGATGGACTATAAGTGGAGGTTCTGCTACGTACGATGGAGGCGGGGATAGCAATACTCAATTAGATAGCGCTGTTAATTCTAATATTGTTGATGGAAATGTGTATCAAATTAAGTTTGATTTAACAGACACAGGAGGTGGCGGAGTATTTGTTAATTTGAATAATACGTGGTGGTCAGAAGGTGGAAGTGATGTAATAACAGGAACAGCTACACATACAATATATGCAAGAGCTGGTACAGGGACTAATAGAATTGAATTTGAGACAGGACATGATGATAAAGCTTTTTCATTGGATAATATTACCATAAGAAAAGTTAATGGTAATCCAGGAGTACTTTTATAATGCCAGCTACTATACAAACAATTCAAAAACCAACAAGAGCCAGAGCATTAGATACTTCTACGTCTAAACACGTAATATCTGGAAATTTAGTAGCTAATGGAGATTTTGCTAGTGGAGATTTAACTGGATGGGACCCTGTTTCAGTAGGTGGAGGTGAAACAGCTCCAGCTTTCGATGCAAATGATGGAGTTGGAGGGTCAGGATGTTGTATTATAGATGTAGAAGATGATGGTTATATAGGAATAGTAAGCGCTACAACTACATTTGAAGATGGAAAAATATATAGAATATCTCTTTCTGCAAAAGTAGAGAGTGGAACTGGAAGGCAATTTAGAGTAGTTTCTCATGGAGATGCTAATAATGACCCTGTCTTATATAATGATGGAGAAAGTGCTAGAACTTTAACAACATCTCATCAAGTATTTGAATGGGAATTCACTGCAAATGCTGACTCTGATAAGTTACATATAGTAAGGCAAGGTGATGGCAATCCAAGTGGAGCTGATGATTACGAATTTTATGTAGATGATATAGAAGTTTATGAATTAGAATCCTTTGGCAACAACAATCATGGACAAATATATTCAGGTAGAGCATTAGAGTTTGATGGGGTTAGTGATTATTTAGATTTAGGAGCTAATATAACTATCGTAGATAATAGTGCTGAAACTACTCAAGCAAATAAAGCTTGGACTGTAGTTTGTTGGGTAAATATAGATTCAACGGAAACTTCTGATGCAAATAATATTAGAAATATAATAGGAACTACTGGTAGTATTTCAGCTAGTTATATATCTATTAATGATAATGAAAAATTAGCAATATGGGATGTCGGTGGTACTGCATGGAGAGTTAGCGATACAGCATTAAAAATAAATACTTGGTATAGAGTTGCATTTGTTTATGATGGGGATACAACAGTAACTTTTTATGTGAATGGAGTAGCAGATGGAACTGGAGAGATAACAAATACCACAACACATGCTGATTTAATATTTCAATATATTGGGCAAAGACATTCAGTTACTAGACTTATGCAAGGTAAAATGTCGGATTTGCAATGTTGGCAAGGTGCTTTTACAGCAGAAGATGCAACATATGATTATCTTAACCCTGAACAATTAGCTTTAAATAGAGGTGGTACATCATTAACAAACTCTAATCTTAAAGCATGGTATCCAATGAATGATGGACATAGAGGACAACAATCATATATACTTGATGCTTCAAATACAGGGTTAGGTGATGAATTACTTACTAATGGAGATTTTAGTGATACTACTTCTACTGATACTACCTCAGCCGCATTAACTGGATGGACTAATGGAGGAACTCATGATAGTTCAAATAAGTTTACAATATCTGACGGTCAATTAACTTGTACTACGGATGGGACTGATAGTTATTTAACGTCAACAAGTTCGTTGACTGTAGGAGTCACTTATAAACTAACTCTTGATTATGTGTCAGGAGATGCAGATGTTAGATGGTATAGTGGAAGTAGTTTAGAATCCATTTCAACAGTTGGTACTCACACAATTTATTATACTGCTGTTAATACGAATATAGTTATTGATAATGGAAGTTCTGGAACTTTCACTATAGACAATGTTTCAGTCAAATCTGTAAACAACAAAAATCATGCAACAACTGTATTTTATGGTGATGAGCAGATAACTGACTCTAAAAATAGAGACTTTGCATCTGCTTCTGATTGGACCAGTTATGGTTCTCCTACTACTTTCACAGATGATGGAAGTGGTAGATTGACTGTAGTAACAGCTGGAGATGGTGGGAATGAAGGATGTCAATTAGCTTTAAGTTTAATAGATGGTACAGGTGGTGCTCATCCAATAGTAGCAGGAAGAACTTATAGAGTATCTGTTCTATTAGATAATACAGCAGGTAAAGCAACTCCTGATATTAACATTTCAATAGGTGGTTATGCAATGAATATTATTAGAACTAGTGATGACAATCTTGATGGTACAATTGATACAACTGAACAAGCATATTACGCAGATATTACTACTACTAATAATTCATCTGCATTATTGATTTATCAAGCTGATGCTGATAATGATGCAACTACTACTTTTACAATAGATGATGTATCAGTTAAAGAGGTAGGAACTGCTATGGGCTGGACAGATGCAGACCAACAACTTGATATACCACAAACAGCATTACAATCTTATAATCAATTGGCAATGTTTACAGGGTTAGATTCTTCGGATAATTATGTTCAAATAAATCCATCAACAAATATATTTAATGCTACAAATGGACAATGGAATACTGTATCTTTTTGGTTTAATTGTACAGACTGGGATAAAGACAATCAAATGATTTGGAGAACAGATAATGACCAACCAACTTGTTGGCTTAAAAGTAATGGTGATTTTGGATTCAACACTGCTAATAGTGATATATTTGGGGTTGAATTAACTGTAGCAAACTATAGGCATAAATGGACTCATGTCGTTATGGCTTGGAAAAGAAACAGTGGAGCTTCTACATTAAGTTCTTCTGATGCAGAAATGTGGATAAATGGAGAAAAGCAAACATTAAGTTATGTTTTTGGTTCCAGTTCTAACGCACTTGATACAACAGCTCAGAATGATATATTCTTCGGAGATTATTCAACTAGTGCATATGAATATAGAGGATTTATTACTGAGTTCTCTCTTTTTCAAGACCAATTAACTACTGCTGAAGTTGGAGAATTATATAATGATGGCAAGGCTTTAGATGCTCAACTTTGTTCTAATGGTAATTTATCAGGTTATTGGAGAAACAATGGACTTTCTACTTGGTCAAATATACTTACTCCAGGTACTAACGATGGCGATGTTAGTAATGCAAGTTTTACAGAAACAATGTTAATCACAGCAGGAGCAGATGGTTCAAGAGATTCTCAAGGATTTCTAATGAATAGACAGAAAGATACTAATGCATTGAATTTACATGATGTAACTGAGGCAGGGGGGATGCATGTAGTAGTGCCTAATAATCCTACCTTACAGTTTGGAAGTGGTGGTTCTGTTGCTTTTTGGATGAAACCTATAGGAACTCCAGGTTCTTCTGGATATTGTATACTAAATAATGGTGCAGGAGGTTCAAGGAATCCTAGAATAACACTTAATTCAACTAATAAAATAAGACTTTTCTGGGAAGAAGCAGATGGAACTAATCAAGACACATATGCAGGTAATGCATTAACTACAGGTGTCTGGACATATGTTACATGCACTTGGAACGGAACAACAAATAAAATTTATTATAATGATGCCTTAGATACTACAGAAAGCGAAAGCGGAACACCTGATACTGATACAGCAGATTTATATATAGGGATTGACCAAACGCTAACTGATGGTCATTTTGAAGGTCAGATAGATGAATTAGTATTCTATAGTGATGTATTAGAATTAGCAGAAGTTAAAAGAAATTATAACGCAGGTAAAAGGAGTCACAGATAATGGCACATTATGAAATGTATTTTTGTTTTCCTAAAACAGCATGGGAATCAAATGTACCAACTGAAATTAAAGATAAGTTAGAACTAATAGAATCTGTAGATGAAGAATCAGGTGAAATTACATATAAGTCAGAGGTTACTTGGCATGAAGCAGTATTCTCTGGTAAACTTGGAGCACCTAGATATTCACATGATGATGCATATTGTATTATTAAAGGTGAGTTCTCTATGTTAAATGGAGAGTTATCTTCATTACAAGACTTAGGTGCAAGTAAATCTTATCCAAATTTTAGTATACTTACTAAGTCTGAAGCACAGGCATTAGCAAGCAGTGAGACGTTTGTAAGTGAAGAGTAGTTATATTAAGTTATACTCAAGAAAAAGGAGAAGATAATGCCACAAGGAACAGGAACATATGGAAGTAAAAGAGGGAGACCTCAAAAAAAGAAAAAAGGAAAGAAGAAATATTAATGAGAACATATTGGTGCAATGATTGTGAAAAGACTGTCGATATTGATATGAAAGTATCATCTGAATGTGAATGTGGTCATGTATTTGGGAGAAATTTCAAGACATCAGACCATGTCAATATGAGGACAACTTGGAGTGGGCAGACAAAAGTTGAATTTAATGAAACTACAATAGATGAGTCAATTAAAAAAATGAATGGTGGTAGATAATGGCAAATTTTGATGCACAAATACAAGCATTAACAGGGACAGCAACTAATTCTGAAATGAATCAATGGATGAATGACGGAACAAGAGAAGTTATGAATATTCTCCCTCCTCATTTAAAACAATATTGTTTTTCAAAACAAACCTTTACTTCAAATGCAGCCAATTCAGAAGCAGAAACAATGATTACAGGACAATTAGGAAGTGTATATGCAGGAAGTGTTGAATGTAGACAAATAAGACCAATGGATAAACATAAAGCTTCAAGCTCATCAAGTATTGAATATGCTTCAGCAACAGACCCCGTTTATTACATTGAAGGAAATAAAATAAATATATTACCTTCTTCATCTTCTGGAGTTTATTATGTTATAGCAAATCCAAGTATAACTGCTTCCGATGTATCTTCAATAGACAATTTTCCAAATGAAGCAGAATATTTAGTTGTATTATATGCAGCAATTAAAGTGTTGCAGAATAAAATGAATGAAATGAATAGTCTTGCAGCAATTGATACAACGGCTTTTGGGGCAATAACAACAGAATTAAATAAAGTAGACAATATAATTGATGAGGCTAGTGGTAAAATAGATGATTATTATACGTCAATTGGGGATATTGATGATACAACAGAACTTTGGGATAACACAAATAAAAGATTTACAGTAGTAAGGGATGCGTTGCTTTTAGCGCAAAATTTAATAGATAATGACCAGCCTAATTCTAATTATGATGCATATGCAAATTTAGCAGATGTTGATGAAGCTATGAGTGCTATTGATACTCATTTAGATGATAGTGAAGCCGTATTAGGTTCTAATCCATCATCAGGCGATATAAGCACAGCTTTGGGATTAATAAAGACAGCAATTGACCAAGCAGCAAGCGCAGCAGATAAATTTGAAGCAGCTGATGGAGATTCTATATTTGGAGATGAAGCAACTTTTTTAACTGCTGATTCTCAATTAACTCATGTAAATGATGCTTTAATTAAAGCTCAAAATTTAATTGATGGAGCCACTATGGATGGTGATACAGAACCACAAAGTGCCCAATATTGGCTTAATGATGAAGATACTGAAATGGTTCAAGCAACTTTACAAACTGCTCAATCAGAAATACAGAGAGCTCAAACTTCAATACAGCATTGGAGTAGTATTGGAGATATGAGAGTAAAAGAAATTCAAGCAGCTCTAGCTGAAGCTGATGGATATGCTAAAGAAGTACAAGCAAGATTGACTTATGCTAAAGCTTATTCTGAAGCAGCTGTAGCTAGAAAACTTGAAGGAGAAGGGCGTATAACTCAATTAAATGCAACTGTATCTGTTGCGAATCAAGAATTACAGAGAGCTCAAATTGCAATTGCTGAGATAAATACTTTAATGGCTTCATATAAAATAGAATTAGAGGGAGTCCCTATGTATCTTCAAGAAGCTACAAGTTATATCGCTCAAGCTCAAGGATATATAGGAGAATCAAAAATAAGAATGGAAAGAGAATTTCAAAAATATGGATGGTATCAAGCACAACAATTAAAATTACAACAAGATTATGATAAAGGTATTCAAATGTTAGTAAGTGGTGGATTACCTAAGCCAGTTAAGGAGGCAAAATAATGACAGTTAAAAATATTATAGAGCAAATGGAAAAATTATTCGGAAGACAGCAAGAGAAGTATATGTACCAATTAATTAATGAAGCAATTGATGATATTGCTGTAAGTAAAAAAAATCATGTTGTTTCTTCTTTTACTAATTTAGAGGGATATAAAAGATGGTATGAATTGGCTGATAATGTAGTTGATATTAAAAGGGTTGAAATTTTAGATACTAATGATAGATATGTTATGATACCTAAACTAGTAGACGCGCATAAGATTTTAAGAGAAGATACTGATTCAGCTGAAGATACATTAAAATAGGAATATTATGGCAACTAATAAAAGAACATATCCAAATGATTACTTTGCATGGTACAATGACGACAACAGGATTGCTGTAGTGTGTGAGGATACAACATCAACATCTGGAGAGAGAACTAAGGAAAAGTACGATACATACCAGGGTGATGATGTATCTAATGGATTAAGAATTACTTCTACTTCAAGATATGATGAAGTTGATGCTCAAACAGATAATTTAAAGACAAATATAGGACTTGATACAGGACTTCATGTATGTGTTGTTTGTTATGTAAAAGCAAGATTATTTGAGGATATTGGAGATTTGCAAAAGTCACAATATTTTAGAACAATGTATGAAAAGTTAATGAAACAGTATCCATCAAGAAAAAGCGGTGTAAGACATTTAGCCGTGCCAAGACTATAAAGGAGATATATGGCATATAATTCAACAACATGGACAACAGGAACAAGTACTACATCAGTATCAAGTAGTAATCTTTCGTTATATGCATATTTTGGCTCTAGTGCAGAACTAATGTCTGGTTTATCTCTTGGAACACATTATGCCATCCCTTTTCAAAATACATTTATGGCGAGTGGGCAGAATGATGTTGATTTTGGGACAGGAATAAATCCAGCGAAAACTTTTACAACTGCTGATACAGATACACAGTATGCATCACAGATTGTTCCAATGATATGGTATGTCCCTGACGATATATATATTGACGAAGTTTATGCCATTGAGGGAGCTGATAATGCAACTGGAGATACAACTCGTATGCATTTAATGAGTTTTACTTATACAAGTGGGAGTACATCAACTTTAACAAGCGGTACAGTATTAGCAGATAATTCAGATGTAATAAATGCTGGGAATGAACAAACATATTTATCTACCTTTACAGTTTCGTCAAATTCTGTTGATGGAGGTAGTGTTATTCTTGCATTTGTAAGGGCAGATTCAATTAATTCTGACTATAGTTTGAATGTTATTGTTAAATATCATTTGACATAAAATAATAGTTCTTTGAAATAAATAGAGGTATGTATGGCAAGTAGAAACAATACGATTGTTGATAGGATTATTGTAACTCCTGATAAGCATTTTCCAATTCATGATAAAAAAGCAATAAGAATTGTATGTAAAGCGATAGAGATTGTAAAACCTAATAAGTATATAGATTTAGGTGATACTGGTGAATGGGAGCTTTTCAGTAGGCATTATTGGAAAAATAGAGAAAAACCACCTTTAGAGGTCTTAATACCTATGCTTGACAAAGAGGTAAAGGCTGTAAATAAAGGAATGGATATTATAGATAAATCTTTGAATAAAATTGACTGTAATGAAAGATATTTTATTCAAGGTAATCACGAATTATGGTTAGATGAATTTGTTGAAAAACATCCATATTTGCCTCAATATAATACAGAAAATGCTTTAAGGCTAAAAGAAAGAGGGTATGAATACTGGGAACATATATCTGATGATAAGTTAAAAATAGGAAAATTAAACTTTACTCACGGAGAATATGTTCCTATACACCACGCTAAAAAACATTTAGCTGAGTACAAGGAAAATATAATGTATGGACATACTCACGACCTACAAAGGTTTACAGATAAAGGATTAGGTGGAGTAATGAGTGCTTGGGGTATGGGATGCTTGAAAGATATGGCGTCAAAAAAGAATAAGTTTATGAGAGGAAATCTTAAAAATTGGAATCATGCCTTTGCTATAGTCGATGTTTTTGGAAATAAAGACTTTAAAGTGGAGGTTGTTGAAATTATAAATGGAAGAACCTCTTTATGGGGCGAATTAATTGATGGAAATAAATAATGGAGAATAATGGAGCAACAAGCTATAGAGAATCTTATTGGTCAGTATGGATGGATGGCTATCTTAGCTTTTGTGTTCCTAATTGGAAGAAAGACAATTGAATCAACTATTGAGGCTATTAAAGTCTTTGCAGGGGATGATTTAAATACTGATGATGTAATTATATTTGATGATAGACCTGCTAGAGTAGTTAGAGTAGGATTATGGAAAACAATCTTATTTGTATATGAAATAGGTTGTGCAAATGGAAAACCTTTTGTAAAAGGTGGCAATAAAGTAGCAATACAAAACGATAAATTAAAAGACCATATGATAGAAAAGCCATTACAAATGCTTGACTTGAAAAAATGGAATGATTG